GTATGTTGTTGTACCATCACTATTACCATAAATATAATTAGTGTCAGTTGTTGCAGTCGTGCCATCAGAATCATATTCCGTTGCATGAGGTTTACCAAATACAGCAGAGTCTTGCCATGTAGATCTAGCAAGTGTTCCAGTAGTCCATACTGGTCTTTGAGGAGTTGAATCTAAATAATTATAAGTTACAACTCTGTTTACAGTTCCTGAACCTGAACTCGGATAAAACCACATAATCTCACCAAACAAATTATTAAGTCCAGCATTTATATGTTGTCTTGGAGTTAAGTTAATATCATCATAAACAAAATCTTCTACTAAACATGGTAATGATTCTAGTTTACCAGTGTACCTAAAGAAACCATTATCAGACATCCAGTATGCAGCACCGTCTACTTCAACAGCTGCATTTTGTGCTATTAATCCACAGTTAGTACCTACTTGTTGGAATGAAAATGTAAATGGTGGACCAACAAAACGCATAATAAATAATGCTGTATCCGTCCAAATGTAAATTGCATCACGACCACGTATTGCTCCCATAATTTTAGAACCATCTGCAAGTCTTTGTGTACCAGCAGTGTTTGTTGCTGATGGTGTGTACGTGTTAATATCTTCTTGCGACGAGAATCTTATAAACATTGGATCTTGTGTAGAAGATGTACCCACAGTTGTTTCTGTGCCAAAAAATATTAAGTGACGATCGGGTGTTGATACTAAACTAAATGCAGATGCAGTAGGTGCACCAGATATAATTGTTGCTCTTGTGTCAGTCGCACCTGTTGGATTTGAATCCCATTCAAAACTTTCTCCACCAGATATAGTTGCAATAACTTTATTACCAAAATTGTCTAATGACCATAAACCAGGAGCTGTTACAATGTCACCGGATGCTGCAGCGTTCCATGCAAAAAAGTTTGATGCATCGGTTACTGTTGCACCTGATGAATGAGAGGCTGCAGTTGTACCACTAGCACCTCTAGTTAATCCTGATAAAGTTCCGCCACTGTTTGCAGTGTATGTTATTAATTCATTATTAATTAATACAGTTCCAGAAGATGGAAAAGATGTTGAACTAGCCATTGTTAATGATGTTACTGATGTATTAATTCCTGAAGACAAAGTTGATGTAAATTGACCTGTTTTAAAACCACTCCAAGGACCAAGTCCCCAACCTGTAGAGGCTACCTCTACGGCTGGTCCGACCGGATAATAATGTTTAACACGAATGCCACCAGATGTTGAGGCACCTGATCCTGATTCATTCGAGCCAACATCAATAGTAAGTGTAGTATCTGTTGGAATACTAGTTACCATAAATTTATTGTCATCAAAATTAGATGAATTAAAATTAGAATTTGTAATAGAACTAAAGTTATCTAGTAATATAATATCAAATTGATTTATATTGTGTGCAGATGCAAAAGTTAATGTTACGACTGCCGATCCATTAGTTGTAGAAAAAGCTGATGTTAAAGTTGTTGTAGTTTTAATAGGATGTATGTCATAAAAAATACCACCAGAGTAAGCATATAAAATTCTGTTAGTTCCTAATGCTGCATACTTAATACCATTGGTATTTACAAAATGGTGGATAGCAGTATTTCTACCGGTAATATCAACAGACCCTAATTGTGACCAACCACCTATTTTTTCAGGGCTACCATATCTAAAACGAACATTGTCACCTGCAACCCATTGGCTCTCGCCACCCGTTGATGTGACTTGTTTATTAAATCCAGGTGCAAATTTAACTTTTTGTAACATATTAAAAACTTTTTGTTATTTAGGGTTAGCAACTTTTACAGCTTTTACAGCTTTATACCATTCTCCTGTTTTATCACCTTTGTCCGCATCCATATCATGATATAACAAATCTAATTGACTCTCGATACTTCCATAAGCTTTTCTTCTTATATCTAAAATTGTTCTAGCAAGAACAGCATCATTAATAGTTAAACCCCATTCTTGACAATAAGTAAAATCATATCCTGATGGCACTGCATCTAATAAAGTTAAACCAGTTAATGCACTTTGTTCATCTTTACATATAAATAAAAAAACACTACAGTCTGGTTTTTGTGCAATAGTTGTACAATCAGATCTATCTTCTAGATCATCTGGTGTACCATAAAAATTTTCCCAAGCTGCCGCTGTTATACTATACAACTTCATCTTCAACTCCTTTTAGTTCTATTTTTAATTTTGGATCAGTATTACCCATAAGTATTTTTGTTTCTTTAGGTACTAATCCTATTTTTTTTAATGCGTTCCAAGTATAAGGATTGCTCATAGCATTTTTTAATTTAGCTGGTGATGGTCTGCCATTAGCAATCATTTCGGCTTGTATTTCTCTACCAATATTTACAGTAAATTCGTTTGCTGCATTAGCTTCCCACATTTCTTCATCAGTATAACCTTTAATTCTTGTAGGTTCTGCGATTACATAAAGCTCATCTAATAAACCTTTAAGTATTTCAATTTCTTTTTTATTAAGTTCAAAAGCTTCTTTTTCAGTTTCTTGATGACTTTTAGCTTCTAGTATCTCAGCTTTAAGTTCTAGTATTTCATGCTCTAAGCCATTACCACCATTTTGTAGATGTTTTAGTTTAGCAATTTTAGCTTGGTTTTTTAACAAACTTACTTCTTCAAGTGCAGCTGCTCTAACTCTACCTTCTAAAAAACCTTGTAAAGTTTTAATTTTTTCCCAAGGCGTATCTCCTATTACTTGATACCTGTAGTTAAATTCACTGTTAAATTTTGATGCCATGTTGTTATTACTCCTTTGTTATTGTTTATATTATTTACTATATTTAATCAACTGGTTATGCACTTGTTGAATATGCAGCTCCTTTTATTTGTTCTCTAGCAGTTCCAACTCCACTTGCATCAGATGCAACAACACCTGAACTATTAACTAAGTTTTTAGTATTATCATAACCACCATCATTACCAAATGCAAATATGGCTTTGTCCCCACCATATTTAGCTGCTGCTAAGTATGCTCTAGCAGTACCAACTGCTGAAACATCACTACCTACAACTCCAGCATTAGTGACTAAATTAGTTATTCCTGTATTACCACTTATCAAACCAAATCCAAAAATAGCTAAATCAGATCCGTAACCAGCTGCTGCTAAAGTTCTTCTTGCTGAACCTACACCTGTTACATCACTACCTACAACTCCAGCACTAGTAACTAAGTTACTTACTGAAACATTACTACCATTATAGCCATAAGCAAAAATAGCTTTGTCTCCGCCATATTCTGCGGCAGCTAATCTTCCTCTTGCTGTACCTACTCCTGTAACATCACTACCTACAACACCACTACTATTAATTAAATTAGACATTGAAAGATTATCTTCTCCATAAGCAATTATTCCTTTGTCTCCTCCATAACTAGCACCTTCTGCATAAGCCCTTGCAGTACCAACACCAGTAACATCACTAGCAACCACTCCACTGTTACTAACTAAATTAGACATGGAGACAGCTGAACTTGTATATCCATAAGCAAATATAGCTTTATCTAAACCATATCCAGTTGCTGCTGGGCTTCTTCTAGCTGTTCCAACAGCTGACACATCAGATGCAACAACACCTGAACTATTTACTAAATTAGTTACACCAGTATTACTTCCCGTTGAACCAAAACCAAATATTGCTTTTTGAGTTGGTGGTGTAGCAGGTTCATCAGCTACTACATCATCTTCTAAAGGCAACCAACCTTTAGTAGAATCAGAATAAATTAAATTTACTGATTGACCATCTGTTGTGTATTTAACAGTATAAGTATCATCTTGACCTTGAAAATTTAAACCATTAGAATCTAATGTAACATTATTAGTTCCCCAAGTTCGAGCATAATCAACAATAACAATTTGATCACCGGCTGCTGCTGAACTAGGCAATGTAATTGTACAAGCATTGGATGTTGTATTAATCCAATATCCTTTACCAGCTTCAACTGTTACAGTTGATCCAGTAACAATTGTACTACTCCAGCTAAGTCCCGCTGCTGATTCAGCTATAATTCCTGAATGACTTAATATATTACTTCCTATTGTTCCGCTCATAATTTTTTCCTATGCCGTTATTGAATATCCAAGTGCTGCTAAATCTCTTCTTGCAGTACCAACTCCTGAAACATCACTACCTACTACTCCACTACTATTTATTAAATTTTTTGTTGATAAATTATTACTATTGTCTGTACCATAAGCAAATGCTGCTTTGTCACCACCATAACCACAAGCTCCTGGACTTCTTCTAGCTGTACCTACAGCTGATACATCACTAGCTACAACTCCTGAATTTGAAACTAAATTTGATACGCCTGTAACACCTGAAGAAGGTGCACCAAAAGCAAAGATAGCTTTATCGTCACCATATCTTGCAGCTTTTATATAATTTCTAGCGGTACCAACACCACTAACATCACTACCTATAATTCCAGCATTGGTAACTAAATTAGACATTGATAATTTTCCACTTCCATTACTACCATAAGCAAATATAGCTTTATCCCCACCATACTCAGCTGCACCTAAAGCAAATCTTCCAGTGCCAGCTGCTGAAGCATCAGAAGCCATTACACCAGAACTATTAACTAAATTTCTTGTAACTGAAAATCCAGCTGAATATTCACCAAATGCAAAAATAGCTTTGTCACCATCATAACTAGATGCTGCTGGTTCAACTCTTCCAGTTCCTGTTCCTGTAGTATCACTTGCAACAACACCAGAATTACTAACTAAATTAGTCATAGCTTTATTACCATCACCAAAACCAAAAATACCTTTGTCAAGACCATAAGTTGCTCCTGCAACACCACTTCTTGCAGTACCTACACCAGTAACATCAGATGCTATAACACCCGAACTGTTTATTAAATTACTTAATGAAACCACAGATGATGCACCATAACCATAAGCAAAAATTCCTTTTTGAGTTGTAGGTGCAACAGGTACAAGAGCTACAGCATCATCTGAAACTGGTAGCCAACCTTTTGTTGAATCTGAATAAACTATGTTAAGTGATTGACCAACCGTGTCATAATCTACAGTGTAAGTGTCGGCTTGTCCTTGAAAATTTAATCCGTTAGAGTCTAGTGTGACAGCATTAGTTGACCATGTTCTAGCATAGTCTGCTATAATAATTTGATCTCCAGCTTCTGCTGAACTTGGTAATGTTACCGTGCAAGCATTAGAACTAGTATTAATAAAATAACCTCTACCTGCTTCAACCGTTACAGTTGAACCAGTAACTACAGCTGTTGACCAATCAAGGCCTCCAGGTGTTGCAGCTATCGTTCCCGATGCTCTTGCTACGTTATTTACTATTACACCACTCATAAATTATCCAAACTCCGTTGCTCCTAATTCTTTTCTAGCAGTGCCTACACCAGTAGTGTCACTTGCTACTACTCCACTACTATTTACTAAATTTGATAGTGATACATTTGATCCAGTAGTTCCGTAAGCAACAATTGCTGTTTGACGACTACCAAGACTTGCAGCAGTTGGAAAACCTCTAGCTGAGCCGACACCTGTAGCATCAGCTGCTACTGTACCACTATTTGAAACTAAATTCTTTATATTAAGTACAGAACCTCCAGAAGTAAAACCAAATGCGAAGAACGCTTTATCTCCTCCATATTCAGCACAGGCTTTACCATAACTTGTAGTTCCAACCCCAGATACATCAGCAGATACTGCTCCAGAAGTATTAACTAAATTACTAACACTTAATTGACCACTATCGGTATCACCATAAGCAATAATACCTAAACCTGTACCATATCTAGCACCTTGTGTACCATTTCTTCCAGTACCCCCAGCAACCGTAGCATCACTTGCAATTACTCCAGAGCTATTAACTAAATTTCTTTTTGCATTATAACCAGTATCGTAACCATAAGCAAATACTGCTGTACCACCAGTACCATATTCAACTCCAGCAAGACCACTTCTAGCTGTACCAACAGCAGATGTATCAGATGCAATTACTCCTACATTTGAAACTAAATTTGATAATCCAACTCTAGCACTAGCAGAAGAACCAAAACCAAAAATACCTTTATCTCCACCATATTGAGCAGCAGCTAGTCTATTTCTAGCTGTTCCAACTCCAGTAGTATCACTTGCTACAACACCACTAGCACTTACTAAATTTGACATATTAACTTGAGCATCTGTCATACCAAACGCCATAACTACTTCATTTGGTTCAACAGGTGTTAAAGCATTAGCTATATCAGAATTAGGTAT